ATATACCTTTTCGCAATCGATCACTAATGCCGACATACTCGAGGCTAATGTCATCCCATCCGGAGTTGCTGCCCTTTCTGGCGGATCAACTTATGTTGGAAATGCAGCTGTTCAATCAGCCGTCTATACAGTTTCAGTCAATGTCTTCCAAGCCAGACTTTCAAGCGGAGGACAAATAGAGGGTGTCGATTTCACCAGTACGCCGTTCAAAATGGGCAGATCGCTTTTCAACACCTGTGTAGGATTATTAGGCTCATACATGGACACCGAAAGTATGTGTCAATAAATGCCTAACCAAACTATTCTTGAGCAAGTTCGCACACCTTTAGCAACTGCTTTATCTACTGTTGCAGGAAATGTTTATGCTTGGGTTCCAGAGTCTATAATTCCCCCTGCAATTGTGTGCGTTCCAGATTCTCCGTATCTTGAATTTGAAACAATAAGCAAAACAAACATTCGGGCTAAAATTAATATGACTATTACAGTTGCAGTTGCATATAACAGCAACCCTGCATCGCTCGACAATATCGAGCAATTAATTATAAGTGTTCTGGCAGTAATTCCAGTTGGATACATTGTCAGCTCGGTTGAAAGACCGACAGTCACTCAAGTTGGTGCATCAACGCTGCTTATCGCAGATGTTCGAGTATCTACCTACTACACGCAAACAATATAAGGAGAAATCATGGCAACAGTCGTAATTACCGGTCGTGATGTTGGTTTATCTTTCACAGGTGGAACAGATATTCAAGCACAAGCGACAAATGCAGTTCTAACCAAAGTCAATGAGCGTCAGGTTTATCAGACTATGGAGGGAGAGGCTTACAAGACCACAAACATTTCAGGAACATTCCAATTGGACATGTTGGCTGATTGGGGCAAGGCAAATTCAGTTTGCGAGGCTCTATGGGCTGCTGCTGAAACTGCACCCGACACAGACATCAGCATGACACTCACAGCTGCATCAGGAGCACAATTTGTGTTCCCAGTAAAGCCAGAGTTTCCAACTGCTGGTGGATCAGGAATTGATGCACAAACTGTTTCCTTTACTTTCACAGTATCAAAGGGCGCAGTAGTAGAAACATTTAGTTAAAATCTAACAACGGGAGCAAAATGAAACTACCAATTACAATTGAATACAGCTCAGGCGAGCAAGCAACTTATATTGCCCAACCGCCTGAGTGGGCGAAATGGGAAAAGCAGACAGGAAATGTCATTGGACAAGCATCCGAGAAGCTGGGTATTTGGGATCTTATGTTTCTGGCTTATCATGCTCATAAGCGTGAGATTGCCGGAAGCAAGCCAATCAAACCAATGGATATTTGGATGGAAACAGTAGCCGATGTAATAGTCGGTGATGCAGACCCAAAAGCCACAAAGCAGGAAGCCTAAGCAGATTATTGGTTGAGTTGGCAATTGCAACTCATATTCCAATGAGTGAATGGGTTGATGCGGATGACATATTAACAGCGATCGAAGTATTGGAGGCGAGAAGTGGCAAATGAAACTATCGCATACAATAAAAACGATTTGCGTGATATTTACAAAGCATTCAAACTTATGGATGAGCAAGCGACAGAGGAAGCAAGAACTCAATCTGCTGCTCTGGCGTATTTTGCATCAGAGGAAATTAAACAGGCAGCTAGGACTAGAACAAAGGCTGGCAAGGTTGCGGAAAGAGTCGCAGACGGCGTTAGCATCTCTAAGTCAAGTAAAATCGGTGAGTTCCGTTATGGCTTCGCAAGACAAAAGTTTTCAGGTGGTGCTACTACGCAAACCCTATGGGGTGGTGTTGAGTTTGGTTCAAATAAGTTCAAACAGTTTCCTACATATTCAGGACGGCAAGGCAGAGGTAGTCGGGGATGGTTTATCTATCCAACCCTTCGCAGAATTCAGCCTGAATTGATCGATAAGTGGGAAGCAAGTTTTACTCGCATCATTAAGGAATGGGTCTAATGGCAACCGGTAATCGCACGCTTAAATTATCAATCCTTGCTGATGTTGATGATCTAAAAAAGAAGTTAGGCGAAGCTGATAAAGCCGTCGAAAGTAATTCAAGCAAGATTGCAGATTTTGGAAAAAAGGCTGCTGCTGCGTTTGCCGTTGCCGCTGCTGCTGCCGTCGCTTATGGCACTAAATTAGCCATTGATGGGGTCAAGGCTGCCATAGAGGATGAGCAAGCACAGTTAAGGTTGGCTGCTGCCTTAAAAACCGCCACGGGGGCAACTGACGACCAAATAAAGGCTACTGAGGCATATATCCTCAAGACCTCGCTTGCAACTGGTGTTGCTGACGATCAACTTAGACCAGCATTTCAACGCTTAGCCGTATCAACAAAAGATGTTAATGAAGCACAAAGATTATTAAATTTATCTTTAGATATTGCCAAAGGTCGAGGACTTGAACTAGAAACAGTTGCAAACGCTTTGGGTCGTGCTCAAGATGGCAATACCACAGCTCTTGGCAGATTAGGTCTTGGATTATCAAAGAGCGAACTTGCCACACTTTCATTCACCGAGGTTCAACAAAAACTTTCAGATCTTTATGGTGGAGCAGCAGCTGCAAATGCTGAAACATTTCAAGGAAAGATTGATCGGTTAAAAGTAGGATTTGATGAAGCAAAAGAATCTCTTGGAGTTGCTTTATTGCCGCAGATTGAACGATTTATTGGTTTCTTAAACAACACCGGTATCCCAACTCTAAATGCCTTTATTGCTGGCTTAACTGGAGATAAAGGATTAAGCAATTCTTTAGCACAAAGCCAAAAGGGGGCTGAATCATTTGGCAAAGCAATTGCTGCGGTGGCTGGCATAATTTCAGGATTTATTACATTTGTAAGAGAAGCAATTGGGTTATTGGTTGAGTTTGCAAACCAAGCCATTCGAGTTGTAAATTTGATTAAGCCCGGAGCAGATATTGGATATATTCCAAATCCATCAAAGACTGGTGCAATGCTTGGACAAACTGTTCCAAGTTCTAATTTTACCTATGGTGCAGGAAATCCAACTATCATTAATAATGTTTCAGTCCAAGCCGTTGATAGTGAAGGTGCTGCAAGAGCAGTTGCAAAGGTATTAAATAACAGCGCATCTAGATCAGTTCCACAGCTGTTTAACAACGGCATCAAGGGCGGATAATGACTGTATTTACTCCCGATTATAAATTAACAATTAATGGAGTTGAATACACAAATGTAGCAATTTCAGATATTGCCCATCAAGCTGGTCGTGATGATATTTACTCTCAACCCAATCCATCTTATTTGCAAATCGAATTGGTTGCCTTGAATGATGAAAACTACAATCTGCAAGTTAATGATGGACTAACTCTACAAGTTAAAGACAGCACAAACACTTATCGGACTTTATTTGGTGGCAACATCACAGACATTACAACCGAAGTTGCAACCGCTAGCAGTATTACTGAAACCTTTACTTACACAATCCTTGCTTTAGGTTCATTGGCTAAACTGCCAAAAGTAATTTATGACGGCACTTTGGCAAGAGATGATGACGGCGATCAAATATACGAATTGCTTTCAGATTTATTCCTAAATAATTGGAATGAAGTGCCAGCAGCTGAAACTTGGTCTGGATACAATCCAACTACTACTTGGGCAAATGCTGAAAATCTAGGACTTGGCGAGATTGATCGCCCAGGAGTTTATGAAATTATAGCAAGAGGTGTTGATCCAGATACCACTTACAACATCGCAAGCCTTATCGCTAACAGCGCACTTGGTGTTTTGTATGAGGACAATCAAGGTCGCATTTCCTACGCTGACACCACTCACAGACAAAACTATCTAGCAAATAATGGCTACACAGAAATTTCAGCAAATACCGCTATTGGGGCAGGATTAAAAGTTTTGACTAGAGGTGCAGATGTTCGCAACGAAATCATTCTTAATTACGGCAACAACTATGGATCGCAGAAAACCGCAATTGACCTCGATAGTATTGCAACCTTTGGGTATAGAGGTGAAACCTTAAATACAGTTTTGCATGACGCTACTGACGCACAAGCTGTGGCTGATCGCTTTATTTCCCTTAGATCCTATCCGAGAGCGTTATTCGACAGCATTACATTTCCATTAACTAACTCAGCCATTGATGATTCTGACCGAGATGCCTTGCTTCAAATCTTTGTGGGTCAGCCAATGCGAATAACAGACTTGCCTGTTCAAATAGCCCCAACCGAACAATTTGAGGGTTATGTTGAAGGCTGGCGTTGGAGCACTAGATTCAACGAATTATTCTTAACTATAAATTTGAGCCCGATTGAATTTTCTCAAGTAGCACTTGCTTGGGATCAGGTATCAGCCTCAGAGGCATGGAACACTTTATCCGCTATACTAACATGGGAAAATGCGATAGGAGCAGTAGCATAATATGGCAACAACTACGAATTATGG